GTGAGGTAGTATTTTATCAAGAACATCTTGAATATATGTCTACAACTCATGTTGTAGAACCTATGGAAAGACGAGGAGTAGATAAAAACTTATGGGTTTGGGAAGCACCTGACTATACTAGAAATTATATGGTTATAGCTGATGTAGCTAGAGGTGATGGACGAGATTATTCAGCATTTCATGTATTTGATTTAGAAACTAATGCTCAAGTAGCAGAATATAAAAGTCAAATATCACCAAAAGAATTTGGATATTTACTGTGTGGTATAGCTACTGAATATAATGAAGCTATGCTTGTAGTTGAAAATGCAAATATTGGTTGGTCTACTTTAGATTCTATTATAGAAAGAGGATATAGAAACTTATATTATTCACCTAAAAGTGACAATACAACTTCTGATTCGTATTTTACTAGATATGAAGATACATCTAAAATGACACCTGGTTTTACTATGTCTGTTAGAACTCGTCCCTTAGTAGTTAATAAAGGAAGAGAATATTTAGGAGATCATAGTGTGATTATTCGTTCAAAACGATTAATTGAAGAAATGAAAGTATTCATTTGGAAAAATGGAAGAGGAGAAGCACAGTCAGGATATAATGACGATTTAGTTATATCTTTTTGTACTGGAATGTATGTAAGAGATACAGCCTTAAAAAACAAACAACAAGGAATAGAAATGACAAAAGCAACATTAAACAATATATCTAAACCATCTTCATATCAAGGAGCATATTTTGCATCTGGGACTGACAATCCATATACTATGAATTTAGGTAATAATCAAAGCGAGGATATTAGTTGGTTAATTTAAAATAAACAAAATGGCAGATACAAGTGTATTCACACGATTGAAAAGATTATTCTCAACGGATGTAATTATTCGAAATGAGGGAGGAAATCAAGTTAAAGTAATTGATGTAAACTCAATTCAAAATAGTGGTAAATATGAAACTAATTCATTAGTTGATAGATATAGTAGAATATATTCTCAAAACGCTACCTCTCTTTATGGTCAACAATTAAATGTTAACTTTCAATATTTAAGAGCCCAACTATACTCAGATTATGATGTAATGGACACAGACGCTATTGTAGCATCTGTTTTGGATATTGTATCCGATGAATGTTCATTAAAAAATGAAATGGGTGAAGTATTACAAATTCGTAGTTCAGATGAAGATATACAAAAAATATTATATAACTTATTTTATGACGTATTAAATATTGAATTTAATTTATGGTCATGGGTTAGACAAATGTGTAAGTATGGTGACTTTTTTTTAAAGCTAGAAATTGCGGAAAAACTAGGAGTATATAATGTTATACCTTATACTGCATACCATATTCAACGCCAAGAAAATTATGACAAAGAAAACCCATCATCTATAAGATTTAGATTTAGTCCTGATGGATATATTGGTGGGGGTACATATAATGTTCCTAATCAACAAGATGAAACCAATGGAATATATTTTGATAATTATGAAATGGCTCACTTTCGTTTATTAACGGATGTTAATTATTTACCTTATGGACGTTCATATATTGAACCAGCACGTAAATTATTCAAACAATATACATTAATGGAAGATGCTATGTTGATTCATAGAATATCTCGCGCTCCAGAAAAACGTGTATTTTATATTAATGTTGGATCTATTCCTCCTAATGAAGTAGAAAATTTCATGAAGAAGACAATTTCAACAATGAAAAAAACACCATATATGGATCAACAAACTGGTGAATATAATTTAAAATATAACATGCAAAACATGTTAGAAGATTTTTATATTCCGGTTCGTGGTAATGATAGTGCTACTAAAATTGAGACTACTAAAGGTTTAGAATATGATGGTATTAAGGATGTTGAATATTTAAGAGATAAATTATTTGCGGCTTTAAAAGTACCTAAAGCATTCATGGGTTATGAAAAAGATTTAACAGGTAAAGCTACATTAGCAGCTGAAGATATTCGTTTTGCTCGTACAATTGATAGATTACAACGTATTGTGTTATCTGAATTATATAGAATAGCATTAGTACATTTATATGTTCAAGGATATACAGGTGAAGCATTAACAAACTTTGAAATTACATTAACTACTCCATCAATCATTTATGATCAAGAAAGAATAGCATTAATGAAGGAAAAAGTTGATTTAGCTAAGAATATAATGGAAGCACAATTATTACCAACAGATTGGATCTATCATAATGTGTTTCATTTTAGTGAAGATCAATTTGATGAATATAGAGACTTAATATTACAAGATGCTAAACGTAAATTCAGATTAGGTCAAGTAACTGAAGAAGGTAACGATCCATTAGAAACAGGAAAATCATATGGTACACCTCACGATTTAGCTTCATTATATGGTAAAAGTAGAATGTCGTCTGACCCAGGAAATGTACCTGCAGGATATGGAGATGATGTTAAATTAGGTCGCCCTGAAGAAAAAGTATCAAACATTAATACTCAAGACAATGTGTTTGGTAGAGATAGATTAGGTAGAAAAGATATGAAAGTTGACGACCAGCCAGGATATAACAGCAAAGCTATTAACGAAAATTCAAATACCACATATTTAAAGAATAAACAGTTTTTAACTGAAATTCAAAAAACATTAGTATTTCAAACGGATAAAGCAAAAGAATCATTGCTGGATGAAAACCAACTTCGCTAATATTACTAATAATGAAATTATTATAGTAAGAAATGCAAAAGAAGCTAGCAGAATAACAGGAATAAGTGCTAGTAAAATACGAAACCTTACTAATAAAGTTTCTAATTCTTATAAAAATTTTACATTTGAATTATTCCTCACATATTTATAATAAAAATAACTACTAAATGCTAATAAAACATTCTAAGTACAAAAACACAGGCATCTTATTCGAACTTCTAGTAAGAACTATTACTGCAGATACACTATCTGGTAAAAATTCAGAAGCAACTAATATCCTGAAAACATACTTTAGTAAAACTGAGTTAGGTCGTGAGTATAAACTATATGATAGTTTACTTAAACGCACTAACTTATCAGAAGGTAAAGCAGAAGTTATTATTAATACAGTTCTAGAAAGTGCTAAACAATTAAATCGTACTTCTCTTAAGAAACAAAAATATAATTTAATTAATGAGATTAAAAAACACTATAATTTAGAAGATTTTTTTAAATCAAAACTTCCTAACTATAAAGCTCAAGCCTCTATTTATACGTTAATCGAGGCATACAGTGATAATAAAAAACAGTCTCATGAACAAATTATCACTAATAAACTATCTTTATTAGAGCACTTAACGTCAAATATAGTTAAATCTAAAGAAAATACGTCTAGTACCATGGATGAATTTAATCATCATGACAAGGATACTCGTATTTTGGCTTACAAAATATTATTAGAAAAATTCAATTCTAAATACTCAGACTTTAGTAATAGCAAAAAATCTGTTCTTAAAGAGTTTATTAACAGTGTAGATAATACAAATAAATTAAAAGAATTTTATAATTCTAAGATCAATGAAATTAAATTTGAACTTACTTCATTAAATAAAAAAACCAAAAATCAAATTACTAAGATTAAGATAAATGAAGTATCTACATTTTTGGTTAAATTAGATAAAAATGATAAAGTAAATAATGATCATATAGTAAATTTACTTCAATATTGTGATTTATTAGAAGAACTCCAACACGCTAATGGAAAATAAAGAACCAACAGGATTTGAAACTAATAAATCAGAAACAGATCCTGAAACAGGAAAAATTACTTGGGACGTTAAGTATAAAGCAGATTATGCTTTAGTATATAAGGCATTTAAGAATCTTAATAAAGTTCTTAAAGATTTTTTAACATATGAAGAAGTTAGAAAAGATCCTAAATTTAAAGAAATAGGAAACGGATTCAACTACTTATATAATCAATTCCGAACTCATATTCGTAAAGAATATCCAAATCAATATAAACAACTTCAAACATTAGATGAAAGTTTAGTTAGAGATATTGTTCGTAAAGCATTAGGAGAAGAAAGTGCTACAGGAGCAGGTGCAAGTGCAGCGACATTTACTCCTGGTGAAGGTGCTAATTATGCTACACCAAACGCCTTTAATCCAAACAAAAAAGCTAAAGGTGCTCAAAATATATATTACTATAAATTAGGTTGGAAACCTGTTGATACTGAAAAATTACATAAACAAGCTAAAGGTATTGAACATAAAGATTTATGGAAAAAGAAATTAGAAGAAAACGAAGAGACTTCTCAATATGTTGAATCATTAAAGCTATCTAATCCAAAATTAAAAGAATTTATTGAAACTAAAGTAAATGATTTTGAAGTAATAGAAGATAAATTAAATACATTACTTCCGTTGCTAAAAAGAGCTAAAGCTGAAACTATGGAATACTATAAATATTCCCCAGATTTTCAGATTAAATATAGTACTGATGTAACCATAGATTACTTAGACGACTTAATAACATTATTTAAAGACAAAAAATAAAATGGCACAAACACTTCAAGAACATTATAACTCAATTAAGAGTGGTAAAGGGAATAAAACACAATTCTTAAGACAAGCAAGAGAAATGTTTCCTCAATATTTCAATCAATATTCAGATTTCGATACTACTACAAATGTATTAAGATCCAAACAAATTATTAGTGAAACAACAACTAATGTTGTTACTAAAGGATTTGACATATATGATTGGAAAAAGATTTTAGCTGAAGAAGTTAAAGCCGAAGAAAAAGAAACATCTAAGGAAGTTAAAGACGCAAATAAAAATGCGTATCAACCATCAGACCTAAAAAATGCTGATAACGTTAACTTTAATGAAATTATGAAAGGATTTTATGCTGAGTTAAAAGATCTTAAAAACCACGATAAAACAAGTGAAGAAATTAAAGCTATGGTTGTTAAAAACTTAGCTAAAGATTGTCTACATTACACTAAAGATGGTATGTTTGGAGAAAAAGGTGTAGGGTATGTTACTGAAGTTCCAGGTTTAGGTACTCCAAAAGAACCTAAAGGCAAACATAAATCTTCAGGATACGGTGATATTGAAAAAGAAGTAAAAGTAAAAGCAAACGTTCAAGATTCATTAGGTGATAAAGAAGCAGAAACTTCAATGCCTAAAAAAGTTAAAGAAATGTCTGTAATACCTAAAAATTCAGCTGGTGTTAAGAAAATGAAAATGCCTGGTGCTGAAAAGACAATGAAGTTGCAAGAAGGTTTATCGTTGGCTGAATTATTAAATGAAAACGAAGCAGTTTATGATCAAATAGCTGATTTAGAAAATGATTTGATGTTAGCTCAAAATGATGAACACAAAGCTGAAATCGAAGCTAAAATTAAAGCATTAGAAGCAGAATTACTAAGAGAATCTGAATTACGTTCTGTAATTAAATCAATGATTAAAGAATCATTAAATAAATAATTATGAAACCATTACTTATAGAAGTTACCCCATTTGCTATATCACCACAGGCACTTAACGAGTCTCGTGATAAAGTATCTGGTAACCCATTAGTTGCCA